TAATAATATATAAGGATATATAATGTTATTAGAAAACTCTATATTAAAAGTAGGTGCAGCATTAACTTGTCTAGCACAGAATATTTATTTCGAGTCGCGTGATCAATCTACAGTTGGTCAGATAGCTGTAGCAGAAGTTACTTTAAATCGCGTGGCAGACCCACGTTGGCCTAATGATGTTTGCTCAGTTGTAAAGCAAGGACCAACCTACAGGTGGAAGAAGACCTATCCAATTAAACATAAGTGTGAGTTCTCTTGGTACTGTGATGGTAAATCAGATGAACCAAAGAATGTAAATGCGTGGAAAAAATCTATGCAGGTAGCTAGATATGTTTATCATAGTGATGGGAAAATGAGGATAGTAGAAGACGCAAAATATTTCCATGCTAAATATATAGACCCAGGATGGACAAAATTAAAAAAGGTTATTACTATCGGCGATCACATATTTTATAAGTGAGGTGACATGACAAATTACAGAAAAAGATATATTGCAGCAGGTAAGATGTACGCATCAGACGATGTATATTATTGGGAGTGTCTATCGAAAAAACCTACGACTGAATTGAAAGCAGAGATAGAGTTATATGCAAGACTTTGGGGTGACGAATACGTTGAACTAGCAGTGCGTGAAGTAGATAAAAATTCTGATTATAAATTGTTTGATATGGTTGGGGTAACTTGCAATGACTGATTATGCATTAGTTATAGACCTTGAAGTTGATCTTGGGGGTAATCGCAAAGACCCCTCACCGTATAACAAGGACAACACCTTAGTAGCTATAGGTTATACCTACAGAGCATTAGATGGTTCACCTATATGGGACAGCGGTGGGGTTGTAAAAATAAAGAAATTTCCTGTAGACAATCATTATCTTTATGAATTTCAAGAAGCAATAAATGAAGCTACATACATCGTAGCACACAACGCTAAGTTTGACCTGGCATGGTTACGCGAGGTAGGCATAGAGTGTGACATAAAGATTATTGATACCATGATCAGTGAATATGTATTGAGCAAGGGTATACGAAATAAACTTTCGTTAGATGCTTTATCTACGAAATATAATGTTATTCGTAAACAAAGTTTACTTAGCGATGCACTGAGTAAAGGTTTGAACTACTCAGATATGTCTGAAGAAGATCAGAGAAAGTATTTATACTACGATGTAATGTCTACTGCTGAAGTATTTGAGAAGCAGCAAAAGAGATTTCAATTAGAAAAGAATAAATCTTTAGTTGCTATTCGTGATCTCATGTGTCAGTTCTGTTCTGTCTTAACTGATATAGAGAGGTCAGGCATGGCTATTGACCTTACTGTATTAGATCAAGTTGATCAGGAATATGAGAAAGAACAGGCTGACTTAAATTCATACCTAAGTCAGAAAGTTCGTTCTTTAATGGGTGATCTAGATGTTAATCTATCTTCCCCCGAACAGCTATCTCAAGTAATCTATTCATGTAAGTTACTTGATAAGAATACTTGGAAGGATCAAATGAACATTGGTCTAGATGACAGAGGTAAACCTTTACTTAGACCCAACATGGATATTAAATCTTTTAGGGATGTTCTCTCTAAATGTTTTAAACGCGCACACAAAGTTAGGTCAATCAAATGTGTGTCCTGTTATGGTAAGGGTGGATACTTTAAGATTAAGAAAGATGGTACTAACTTTAAGAAGGAGACTAAATGCCCTGAATGTTTAGGCAAGGGTACAACATATCAGGATTTACCAGATAGAGGTGGTCTTAATCTATCTCCTAGAGTATCTCTAGCTTCTGCCGGAGGCTTCAAGACAGACAAGGGTACACTTACTACACTTCTTAATGAGGTTACTGATCCTGAAGCTAAGAAATTCTTGGAATCCATAGTAAGACTGTCAGCAATCGAAACATATAGGTCTGCCTTTATTGAAGGTATACGGAAGGGTATTAAATCAGATGGTTTACTTCATGCTAATTTTAATCAGTGTATTACTGCAACTGGTAGGCTAAGTAGTAGTAGTCCTAATCTACAGAATATGCCTAAAGGTAGGCTATTTCCTGTACGAAAAGCATTTGTTAGTAGATTTGATGGAGGTTCGCTTGTCGAAATTGATTACTCTCAACTTGAGTTTAGGATTGCAGGAATACTCGCAACTGATGAAACAGTTAAACGAGAAGTCGAATCTGGCTTTGACGTTCACGCCTACACTGCCAAAGTCCTCACAGACAATGGCGAACCTACTGAAAGAGGGGCAGCAAAAGCTTCCACCTTCCGTCCTTTGTATGGGGGAACCCAAGGTACACCTGCTCAGAGAACCTATTTTAAAGAGTTCTTCGGAAAGTATAGAGGTATATTTAAATGGCATGAACAGCTTCAGAATGAAGCCATAAAGTTTAAAGTAGTTAAGACTGCTACAGGCAGACAGTTTAGTTTCCCTGATTGTGAAAGAAACCTGTCAGGGTCTGCCACATTTAAAACACAAATAGTAAATTATCCAGTGCAGTCCGTAGCAACTGCTGAGATAGTTCCATTGGGAGTAATCATATTATTTAACAAGTTAAGGGAGATGAAATTAAACAGCATCGTTATAAATACAGTGCATGACAGTGTTCTAATTGACACACATCCAGATGAACTAGATATAGTCAAGTCAGTGGCACCAGGATGTTTAGTTGATGCCCAATCTGAAGCTAAGAGAAGATTTGGATTAAGTGACTATATACCACTTGAGGTTGAGATGTCTCAAGGGAAAGATTGGATGCATCAGGAGGGTGTAGATGTATGAGCAACTAAGTTTATTTAAAGTTGAAGTAACAAATGAAGAGGACACAATAGTATGCAGACATTGTAACGTAGAAAAACCTTTAATGATGTTTAGGTTATACAGGAGAGCAACAGGAGATCACAGGCAAAGTAGAAGCACATCTTGCAAAGAATGTCAAAAATCACATAGCAGGGTAGTTGATATTATAAGAAAGACCGCACCTCCTCAGACTACTTCTTGTGCTATATGTAAAAAGAAAGATATAAAAACTGTTTTGGATCACTGTTATGAAACTGAAACATTTAGAGGTTGGTTATGTCATCACTGTAATTTAGCGATTGGACTTTTAGGAGATGATATAGAGGGACTAACAAGAGCATTAAAATATTTAAAAAATGACTTGACAAATGAGTAAATTTGTGGTATAAAGGTTTCTTTTTTTAGAAAGGTTAGAATATGAGTAACTTAGCAACATTAGACTTAAATGCAGATGATCTATCTGCTTTATATTCTACAATGGATTCAGGCCCATCATTAGCTAGGGCTAGAATAAACAAGGATAGTTCAATAGAGGTTGGGGAAGAACTAGTAGATGTACCTTCACCTTCTATTGCATTGTCTCATCCTGATTATGGTGAAGTATATTCAAAGAATAGTTACTTCAGAATATTCCTGGATACAATGCAGACTTCTGTGTTTGATGCAGATCAAGAAAAGTTCAGCAACATATCGCAGCACTTTAAGAACTTCTCTGAGACTGCCCTCGATTGGTTTGGGGGTGATAAGTGTGGGTGGATACCTGCCAGAGAGAAGGAGAAGCTACGAGGCATAGACCCTGTAGCATACGCTAATGCGACTAAGGTTAAGTTGTATCGACATATCTTTGGTCTAATAAAAATGGATGATCCAGTTGTAGCAGGATCAGAAGAAAAGATAAAAATAGAAGATGTACCTTTTCGTATGAAGTTAGGCCCATCAAACTTTATGGAAGTAAGTAAGGTTATGGGTGGTATGATTAAACAGCAATACATGCCTCTTAACTTTGATATGAAGATATCTTTTAAGCAAGAGAAACGAGGCTCTAACAAATGGTTTGTACTGAAGTATCAGCCTATGTTAAATAAGATGCATCCTCTTACAGATGAATTAAGAGAATACCTATCTGGCTTTGTTGATTTAGTTAGGCGAGAGAACGAACAAGTTGCCACTAAGATGAGAGAAAACTCATCAGGCTTAGATATTAACGATGATGACTTTAGTGACATCATAGATGGCGACTAATCTTTCTGAGAAGATTGAAGATTTCCTAGCAAACGATCCGAAAATCCCTGATGATATTATATTCAGGGCTAGTCAGATGTTCAATAACAAACTAGGTAAATTCAACTTCAAGAGAAAAGGGGGAGCAAAGCTTCCCTCTATGTCTCAAGTAGGTAAACCATTTTGTCAGTTACATGCTGAGAAATTGGGATGGGAAAAACTACCAGAGGTAAATTCGTTTAAGATAAAGATGCTGTATGGTGATATGACTGAGGTTATTGCAGTCGCTTTGTTACTAGCAGCAGGTGTAGAAATAGTAGACTTAAATAAAAGAGTTATGCTACCAACAGAGCATGGTATAATAAATGGAGAGCTTGATTTAATCATACGTGACGGTAACTCCTACTCCCTTTGGGATATTAAGAGTGCTTCTAGGTTTGCATTTGATAAAAAGTTTGCATCTTATCAGGCGTTAAAAGACAATGATGACTTTGGTTATCTAGAACAGTTATTTGGATATACTAAAGCAGAACGCGAAGAAACACCTGATATAAAGGCAGGTGGTTGGATAGCCATCAATAAAGAATCGGGAGAAATGAAGGTTGTACCTGCTGATCCTGATGATGAAGAACTGTATACTAAGAAGATCAACAACACTCTTAATAAGTACATTGAAGCAGACGAGAATAACTTTAAACGATGTTTTGAAGATGAGCCTGAAACATTTTATAGAAAAACAACAGGTAATCGTAAGCTTCACAAGACTTGTGGGTATTGTAACTTTAGATACTCTTGTTGGTCTGGCTTAGTGTATGCCCGTAACCCTAAATCAAAGGCAGCTAATGCCTACAACTACTACACAGTCTTCAAGGATTAAAGTTTCTTCCGCGAAGGCAAAGGGAAGAAGACTCCAACAGTGGGTGCGTAACTATCTTCAACAACATCTTAAAGGTGTGGAAGAGGATGATGTTACGTCTACTCCTGGTGGAGTTAATGGACCTGATATAGGCTTGTCTCCACTGGCAAGGAAGTTATTTCCTTGGACCGTAGAGTGCAAGTCTAGGTCTTCCTTTTCTATATACTCTGCTCTTGAACAAGCAGAAAAGAATTTGATTAAAAGCACAAAGCCGATTGCCATACTCAAAGGTGATCGTAAAAAACCAATGGCATTACTATATGCTGAGGATTTATTGGAGATACTAATATGTTCGACGAAAAAGAACAAAAAATAGTTCATCAGATAACAGTACCAGACAATACCTTTGGTATATTTTGTCATTATGATGATCAGAATAGAACAGTAGAAATATTTGTAGGGGATTTTGCATCAGAAAAGATGCAAGGCTCAGAACCACACCAGATGCTGTTAGATATAGGTGACAGTATAACGATGATGCTAGAAGCTACTATTCAAACTGCAATTTCTCAAGCCATAGATAAAACTAACGTAGAATTAAAACCAGTTAATCGTGTTAAGCAACGCGATGGTAATATAGTTTACGCAAACTTCTCTAAAAGGATACATTAATGAACGATATGGTCAATAAACCACCTCACTATAATCAAAATGGTATCGAATGCATTACCGCAATTGAGGCCGCTACAGGTAAAAACTTCAAATACTATTTACAAGGTAATGTACTCAAGTATTTATGGAGATTTGACTATAAAGGTGATCCTGTAAATGATTTAAGGAAAGCTGAGTGGTATCTCAATAGGCTTATTAAAGAAGTTACTATAGATGAATTAGGACAAGAAGAGGTAGTAGTAGTAAATGAAGACACATACAGTAATTCAGGGTAATCATTATGGTAGTATTTGTTAGAATAGCTGCTAACGTAGACAGGGATGCTTCATGGATTCCTGCCGACGGAGCAAGGGGATTAGAGACTGAGCTAAAAGACTTAATCTCTTCATCAATTAAAGACTGCATAGATGGTTTAGAAATTACACGTATAAAGGTTATAACAGATGACGACATTTAAATCTAATATGAATCCTATGTTTCGTTCTAAATTCTCTGAAGATATTTTTCATCTAAAGTATGCCCATACTGGTTGTGATACTTGGGAACAACTAGCTAGAGTACTAGTAGAAGATGTATGTGGAAAGCTACGCCCTGATGAAGAAGCTTTAATGCGTAAGGAAGAACGTAAAGAGTTACAAAGATATATTACTGAGTTAAAATTTGTTCCTGGTGGGCGTTATATTTATTATGCTGGTAGGGAAAGACGTTTTTATAACAACTGTTTCTTGTTGTCTGCTGAAGAAGACACAAGGGAAGATTGGGCTAATCTTAGTTGGAAATCTGAATCCTGTCTTATGACGGGTGGTGGTATAGGAATTGACTACTCTATTTATAGAGAGTCAGGAAGATCATTGGGTGGCTCTGGTGGACTAGCGTCTGGCCCTATACCTAAAATGCAGATGATTAACTCCATCGGAGCCAATGTCATGCAAGGTGGGTCACGTAGGTCTGCTATGTATGCATCTCTTAATTGGAAGCATAATGATATCCCTAGCTTCTTGACTGCTAAAGATTGGGATACAATGCCTGTAGGTGATACAGGATTTACCCTTAAACAGATTAAAGAACAGGACTTTAACTTTCGCGCCCCTCTAGACATGACCAATATTAGTGTAAATTATGATACAGAGTGGTTGTTAAACTACTGGAAGACAGGAGATGTTGGTGAGGTATTTAAAAGCAATGTTAAGCAAGCACTTAGATCAGCGGAACCTGGGTTTAGTTTTAATTTTATGGACAATGAAAAGGAAACCCTAAGAAATGCCTGTACTGAAGTTACTTCTGCTGATGACAGTGATGTGTGCAATTTGGGGAGTATTAATTTGGGACGTATTGACTCGATTTCAGAATTAGCAAGAGTAGTCGAGTTAGGAACCAAGTTTTTACTGTGTGGTACATTAAAAGCAGAGCTACCCTACGAGAAAGTGTATTCAATTAGGCAAAAAAATAGACGTTTAGGATTAGGTCTAATGGGTATGCATGAATGGTTAGTAAAGAGAGGAGAAAAATATGAAGTTACCCCAGAGTTACATAAATGGCTGTCGGTGTATAAAGGAATCAGTGATGACATCTCTAAGAAATTTTCTGATGAGTTGTCGATATCAAGACCCGTTGCAAACAGGGCTATTGCTCCTACTGGCTCTATTAGCATTCTCGCTGGTAGCTCCAGTGGGATAGAACCTATCTTTGCTGTAGCATATAAACGTAGATACCTGACAGGTGGTACTAGGTGGAAGTATCAGTATGTTATTGATGCAGCCGCACAAGAATTAATAGATATGTATGGTGCTAATCCTGATAAGATAGAGTCTGCATTAGATTTAGCAGATGACTACGAAAGAAGGATTAAGTTTCAAGCTGATGTTCAGGACTATGTGGACATGAGTATTAGCTCTACTATTAATCTACCTTCTTGGGGGTCTAAATTTAACAATCAAGATACAGTAGATGAGTTTGCTAACACATTAGCTTCTTATGCTCACCGTTTAAGAGGGTTTACTGCTTATCCAGATGGATGCAGAGGTGGACAACCCCTCTCTGTAGTACCATATAGTGAAGCAATAGATAAGTTAGGAACAGAATTTGAAGAACACGTTGAGACACATGATATCTGTGATATTACCAACTCAGGAGGAGTATGTGGCGTATAAAAAACGTAGGAGATATCCTTTTCCTATGAGAGATATTGTTCATCAGGGTAGATTAGGGTTTAGAAGAAATAGAAACAACCCTTTCCCTTCTAGTTCTGATCGCCATAAAGAATGGTTACGTGGATATAATTTAGAATACTCCTCTAACCTAAAAAAACTAGAAACTACAAGTGCAACAACTTTAATTTAAGGAGGTTATGATGAATAAAATAATAGGAGGTTACATTGCTTTATGTTTATCTATGTTCTATGTTTCCCCAACGTATGCACAAACAAAACCACCACCAGACCCAGACTCAACAAGTAATCCAGGAACGCAGTGTCGGCCTATGGAAGACGCTATTAAACATATTAAAGATACCTTCGGGGAACACTTAATCTTTAGGGGTTTGTCTGTTAGAGGACACGTAACTACTGTATACTATAATGCAACTACAGGTACGTGGACTGCGCTGATTTTATACCCCACGCTACAACATAAAATGTGTGTAGTTGATTCAGGATCAGTTGGAGAGGCCGTGGACGAAGACCCCGCTAACAAAATTAGTACCGATCCACTAGAAGGAGTTCCTTGGTATCGTAGATTTTTTAATATTAACGTAGATAACGAATATTTTCTAAGATTTTTCCAGTAAAAATGCCTAAATTGAGTATATGGCATTTTAAGGTATGCTAGAGAGGATGTAGGTAAAATCTGGACTATACCCCCTACAGGTATTGCTTACACCCCTTTCTGGCCCCTTATACGAAGCCGTTTTTTTAAAAATGGGACAAAAAATGGAAGATGAACACGTTGGAGTTACGATTGTTACTAAGACACCACTATACACTATTGATTGGTACGTAAAATGGTTTTCATCAATTATCCTGATGATAGGAATGCTATTAACGTCTAATAATATCTTTCCCCTAAACTTGTATTTTCATTTTTTAGGGATAGGGGGATGGTTAATAGTGGGTATGTTGTGGAATGACCGATCATTAATAGTAATAAATACTTTTGCATTAGCGACTTTAACAACTAGTCTATTTAGAATACATTTTGAAATGTAAGGAGAAAGGAGATGAACTTTAAAACAGTAGTAACTAAAACAGACGGAGGTAAAATAAGTAATACATTTAACCTCTTGCGTGATGCCAAGAAATATGTTAGAAAGATATCTGATCCTGGTGATCATGTAATTATAACTGAATCAGGTAACAAAGAAGTATTTACACTCTACGAGTATGACGTAGAAGATTGGAAAAAGAAATGAAAGAATCAGTATTAGACATTATGAAACGAAACAACGCAGAATGGCGTAAAGAGTGGGATAAATTACCAACCAAAGCAACTAAGAAAAAGGAAGTTAAAGATGATCAAAACATTAGCAGTAAGTAGTATAGCATTAGCTGGATTAGTAATAGCGAGTATGTCTATTGCCTCAGACAAAATTCCAGCTTGTCCATATGATAATGTGACAGGTGATTGGCACGATCCAGTTACAGGTCAGATATCTGCATACGGTACTATGGACGATGCAGCCGATTGTGCTTACCACGGTTTATTGCCTAAAGTAGTCAGGGATAGACTAGGTACTGTAGGTGATGCTAGAACTAAAAAAGATGCAAAGCTTATATTAAAGCTACATAAAAACGCATCTAAGTAAACTAGAGGGGGATTAATTTCCCCCTTTATCTATGGAGAATAATTATGTCTCAACAAATTGAAAATAGTTTAAAAGTTAGTGTACCTGATTTATCTGATGTTGATCCATTTACAACATATAGTGACACATTACATAAGATGCTTACAGGGAAGTTTAAGAAGTTTAAAGAACTTTTCAAAAAAGAATATAGTCATTCTGAAGCATACATTGTATGTGATGATGAAAAATTATTTCATTGTAGGTTTCCATCTAGAAATGAACCCCCTACGGAAGTTTATAATTCTTTATTACAAAAATTTCCTGAACTAGAATTTTCATATCACTGGTATGATTGGGATGGTAATCCATCAGGTCCAGCCTTTGGTTACTATAATTATATAGATCCTAAAATATTTAAATCCTAAAATATTTTAAAGTGAAGGGGGATTAATTTCCCCCTTTATCTTTTGGTGAAACCTGCACCGAAATACAAGCCAGTGATTGCAGCGACTAAGTTTGTATCAAGTGGCGTTATTACGAAACCTTGAAATGTTTTCCATTCCATAGCTTTTTCTGGACCAAACATCCAGTTCATAAATCCTCCTTGTAACTCCGTGTACCCTACAGTAACTAACCAAGGGAACTCAGGATATATAAGGGGGATTACTTTTGGTAATACGATAATAGAGAATACAGCAGACAATGCTATTATTCTTCTAGTCCAAGCAAAGTGAACATCCTTTATACCGTGTTCTCTTGCAGAAGCAACGATCTTACTTTCTTCTGTTAAAGCAGCTATGTACATCTTGTTAGCTTCTTGCTTAGACTTAATATTTTGCCCCCATATACTCATAACACCACCTAGTAAGGTTGATGCTAGTAGGGTAAATATTTCCATTGGGAAGCCACCCATTTTATTTCTCCTTAACTTCGTTTGGTTCTTCTATTATTTTTTCTATCTTTAGGAATTTAATTCTTTCATTAGGAACAAATCTCCATACATGGCCTCTACCATTTTTTATAGAAAAGACGCTTTCGTATATTCCTACCTTAACTAGTATTGCTCTGTCTCCATCGACAATACATCTATCTCCCTCATTAAAACTAGCATCAAACTTAAACTTAATACCAGTGATAAAGTTTGTGATTAAGTCTTTAATGAAGAACCCAAGTCCTAAACTAAGGAATATAGCCATAAGAGGTACGAGAGCATTAGTAAGATCCAAGGATATACTATTTAACGAATCCATTTAAAATCCTAGTTGATTCATTTGTGATACGTAACCACCTTTATTTCTTGGTAAACTTCTTGCTTTTTCACTAACAAGATCAGATACTGCCTTATCAGCACTTTTTAAGTATGACCTAAGTACTTTTACGTCTTTTACTGCTCTTATTATTTTTTCTCGTTTTGATCCTGTAGCATCTTTAACTCTTCCATTATATTTTAAATCAGGATCTCTTCCATGTTTTTTTCTAAATTTTTCTATTGCTCTACCTACATCTCTTCTTGGTGAATCTCTAAATTTTTTTAAGTTAGTTAACTCTGGATAAGTCTCCTCCATCCTTTCATTAGCAATTTCTTTAATATTATTGTAATTACTATAACCTGCACCTTTAAATGCTTTTTTTACTCTAGGGCTTCGATCATATCCTTTTCCTGAAAACAAAGCTCTCATAAAATCTTTTTTAGACTCAAAAGGAGCATTTTGATAGTTAGGGTTTTGTAATGTTTCAGGATAAACGATGTCATCTACAAGGCGACCTAACTCTCTTTTGTATGCGTATGAATATTCATTTACGTTAGATCTAGGAACTAATTTCCAAATAGGGTAATTTAATCTATCTAACTCTTTTTCGACAGAACTTTGTGCTTTTGAAGCTACACCAAAAAAATGCTTACCAAACCTCATTTCATCTGTTTGTAAATCTAAAGTTGCTCCTGTAAGTTTAGGTAAATTTCTATCAAACACTTTATCTTCAAGTGGAGTACCGCTAAACATAGCTTTTAAAAATGCATCTGCTGCACCTTTAAAAAACTCACCTTCCATACTGGAAGCTTCTCCAGGATTAAATACAGTTTGTAAACTTCTTTCTCTTTTAACTCTGTTTTCAGGACCAGCTACAGTTGCACCTAAATCATAGAAAGCTTTTAGAGGAGTAGCATAACCAGTTATAGCATATCCAAAGAATCCACCAACTATAGCACCAAATTTATCTGCTGCCCTTTCTGTATTACCTGTCGTGACATAATAATTTGTTTCTTTAATTAAATTAGCTATTGCTCTTGGAAATGCACCTGCTCTATCTACTTGAACACCTGTTAAAACTTCTAAACCTTCTGCCATAAATCTACCATCTATCTCTTCGCCATTCATTAATTTTCTAACTGCTTCTCCCATATATAAGTAAGGAGTTAATGGAAATAGAGGTCCAACATTATAAGTTTTACCATCAATTACAAGTTCATCATATCTAGCACCACCAAATTTTTCTCTTATACCCCAACCTACTGCAATAAGTGTAGCACCTTCTACTGTTTCTTGAATACCTTGTCTAAGCTGTTCTACATTTTTTAATCTTTTACCTGAGCGTTCTTGTAGTTGACCTAACTCTTCTTCTAAAACTCTTAATCTATTACTATCTTCTGATGTAAGTTTTGCTTTGCCTTTTGTTATTGATTTTAAATCAAATATTTCTTTTTCTATATTTTTAGCTCTAGCTGCTTCTTCTTGAATTAAACCTTTACCTTTTTTTGTTCGTTGCCCTGCAAATCTAAAGCCAGAAGTAGCTAATTTAGCCAAACCAAGAGGAGTAGTTCTATTTAAAGTATAAACCATTGAATTCATAATAAAGTTAGGAAACGGTAAACCTAGTTTTATTACACTAACTCTATTTAAAGTAGATTGGAAAGAGTTTATAATTCTACCACCAAATATTAGTTCATCACCTGCTCTTCTATTTTGATAAGTCATCTTGTAAGCAAATTTTAAAGATTCATCTACCATCTTATCGTTAATAAGATCTAATCTGTTTTTAGCTATAACATCACGTATATTGTTAATATCGGCAGGTATTTCACCTCTATTAATAGCCTGTTTAATTTGATGGTCTAATTCAGTTAGAAATCCTACAGATTTAATAGTTCTGTCTTGCATTCTGTTAAGAACATTTACATATTGAGAACCTTTGTGTAATGTCTTTAATAATTTACCTGCATTAGCTTCTTTACCTAACGATGTTGAAAAATAATCATCAAATACTTTAAATATTCTTCTATCTGCTTCAGTAAAATTATCTGCTAATATTCTAGCTATTTCTACAGACTCTTGTGGACGTAATAAATTCTTAGCTAATAAACCTATTTCTTGACCAACGATATTTTTTGGAGGTTCTATACCTAATGCTTCAGCTTCCATAGATTGAAAAAATCTACGTAGTGCTGTATTTAAAGTTTCACCAGGAACTCTTAAAACAGATCCTATTATGTTTCTAAGTGTTGTTGCAGGTTGACTAACTAAGTAAGATCTCCATACATCTACGCTGACACCAAATTTTCTGGCTGCTGCACGTTCAAGTTCAGTTTCTTTTTGTAATGCTTTTATAGCAGCATTTTGAGATTTAGTTAGATTTGCTGTTGCTTTGTTTAGTTTTTTACCTATGTCTGTAGATTTATTTAACAGTCTTTGAACTGCTGATGCATCTGCACCTTTGCTCATAGATATACTTGCTTCAGCACGTATTAAATTAGCTATTTGACTTGGTTCTAAATTATTTTTAGCCGCAGCTTTAGCTATAATATCTCCTAAAACATCTGGATTTTTTGCACTTAGTTCTAATAAGTCTCCTATTTTTTCAGTTATCCGTTTACTAGGATCATCTAGTATTACATTAATTTGTTTTCCTAACTTTCTTTCTGGAGCTAATTTTTGTATCTCCATACCAGTATCAAAAGTAAATCTTACTAGATCTTCAAATGTTTCTTTAGACAATGCTACAGAAAAAATGTCATCTACTTCTGTTTGAGATATTTTACTCTGTTTAAGAAAATCTTTAGCTTGCTCTATTTTAGCCTTATCTAAAAACTTATCATAATTTTCTACATACAAAGATATGTAATCTTTTTTTCGTGCTTCACTCACGCCTTTTAGTTTACTTAACTCAATGTTAACTATTTTCTTTTCATCATACTTACCTGTTTTAGGATTAATTTTATTTTTATATGTAGTTGGTAGATACTCGATTTCTGCAACGTCACCCTTAAAGTCTGTAATTAAACCAAATTTACTATAGTCGTTATCGGTTATAGTGCTTTTAGTTATGAGATCATCTGTTATACCTAATTCATTTGGGCTAGATTCTCTTATTCTATTTTTAATAAATTCTTTTGCTTCTGTTATTTTAGAGAAGTTTTCATCTCCTACAGAGTATCCTGTTGTTTTACCTTTATCATTAACTTGTTTTTTAATTGATAACTCATCACCTATTTTTAATTCTACACCTCTATATGATACTGTAGGTAAATCTGCTTGTTTAGGGTAACTAATTTTAATATCTTGAGCAACAACATTTTCAGGTGCTACTGTTTCAAAACGCTCTACAAAAGAACCTATGATATCATTTTCATCTGACAATATTCTACCAGTTTCAGGATCTACTTGTTTTTCTGCGGCTAATTTATCTCTATGCTCTAGCATATTATTTGATTTAGCAGATTGTCCTTGTGGTGTATTTTCAGCCACGGATTCCATTTGAGCTTTGATCTCATCTACATTTTTAGTAGTTTTTCTTCCTACAGCACCTGTTACACCACCTAACGCACCACCAAATAAAGTTCCAATTCCTGCAGCCCTAGCAACATTACCATAGTTAATGTCATCTTGTATCCCTAAACCTTCTTTACCTTTGACTTCTTCAACTAAGTATGCACCTGCACCGCTTATACCACCTTCAGTTAATCCACCAGCTACTCCACCAGCTACTATACGTTTAGCAAATGAATCTCGTATTAACTTACCAATTACTGCTCTACCTGCTGTAGCTGCAACTACTTTACCTGCACCAAAACCAAGTATATTCAAAGGATCTGCAATACCATACCTAATATAGTCGTATAATCCTCCTAACATTCCTCCTTTTCCTGCAAACCATTCTAAATTGTTATCTACAGTTTCGTATAATTTACCCAACGCTTTTCTTTTACTATCGTCTTGCATATTTTCGACGTAGTTTTTAAATTTTACAGCAGAATAAGTATTAGATTGTACGGCACGATAATCTTCTAAAAAAGTTTCAAGTGCTTCTTCTTTAGTTTTAGGGGTTTTACCATATCTGTCTCTACTATGTTGTATTAAAGTATCAACAAGTTCATCATTTTTTAGTAATTCTTTAGCTGTTAAGTCTTCTTCAGCCATTATTAATTACCTCCTAGTAACTTTGCAAAAGTATCATCTTCTGTCAGTTGTTTAATCATAACGCTAGGCTCATCTGAAATTTGATTAGTAGGTACTAATGATTTATTTTCTTCTTGGGTTATATCTATTGCATTTGGAGGTATAACAGCCCCTGATCTTAATCTTGCAGAAGGTAATCCTTTAGTACCTATACCTTTGCCTTTTTGCAAATCTTCCTCATCAAATTTATAAACTTTAAAATTATCTATCTTATTTGTTCTAAGATTATATTCAAAATAGTATCTTGTTACTGTTCCATCATCTTCAATTATATCGTGAGTTAATATTTTTGGAATCTTAGGATGTTGAATAGATTTCTCTATAAATTCTTTAAATTTTTCATCCGTAGATATATCTACACCTTTTTTAGTTATAGAAGATCTAAAAGATGCATCTTGAGTAACTTTACTACTCATACTAGCAGGAGTAAGTACTTCTATTTTTCCATCTCTTATAAGAGCTTTTTGTCTTTCTATATATGCAATTTTGTCAACATCTTTCATAGCCATTAATTTATCAACAAGTGATTGAGTTGCTTGATTATATTTCTCTTGAGGTGTACCATCTTCGATAGTCATAGAAGATTCTATGGCAACTCTACTCAATATTTTAATGTCTTGATAAACCTGATCTGGTCTATTTTCATCATAGATACCTCCTGCAATTACACTATCTGCTAATGCTCTTAAACCATTAGCTTCTGATATAACTCCTACTTTAGGTGACTTCTCTGATTCTACAATACGACCTGGTCCACCAGGAACATCTGATTGTGCATACTTATAATTTGGATCAGCATTAGCAATTAATTGAAGCACTTCATTTTTTACTCTACGTTGTCCAGATATATCAGATGCTACTTTGCCTTCTAATACAGGTTTAAATTCAGGATCTATAGGCTCACCTCTTTTTCTAGCCTCCATTCTTTCCCGTACTTTAGGATCTATACTGCTATAAATTTGTTCTCTTTTCTTTTTACCCGCCGCTGTTGGTGCAAACATACCTACTGCCTTACTTAATAAAGTGTCAGTTTGTCTATCTTCTGGTGTAACTTCGCCTGGTTGATCATCAACTTTCTTTTCATAAATATTTGCAAAAACATCACTACCTTTTTTAGCAGCAGACGAAACATTTCTTCTAAAAGATAATATAAGAGATTGTTCTGGATTAGCTACTCCGTTTTTTCCGTCTATAACCAATCTTCTTCCTAGTTGTTTTTGCAATCCTGGATCATTAATATTTATATTAACTAATCCGTTTGTTTTAGAAGCTATATTAGCAACAATATTTTTAATAGGTTCTCTAGTTAAAAATACAGCCCCTCTATCTCTATACTCTTGATCTAATTTTTTATTGGAACTAAGTTCAGCAGCAGCTTCTTTTGCCTCACGATCCATTTTTGCTTTGAACTCATTAGTAAAATCTTGTTCATATTTAGCTTTTTCAATTAACGAATCCCCTAAACCCTGCCACATACCTAACTCTCTTGCGCCGGACATAATACCCATTATTCTCTCCTCATACCCATTAACCCTGTATCGGGTACATCCTGTGACGTTTCTTCTATTGAATTATCTATAGAGTCAACTTCACTTCCATCTTCTATATCTACATCTACATTCGTAGCGTCTTCAGCATTAAAATTAACAGGATCTTCTGATAAGTTCTCTAATTCTGAAAGTTCTTTCATAGCATCTTCTAGTCTAACATCTTTAGCATCTTCAGCTAAAGGAACATATTCAACATTTGCATGGTCTAACATTTTCATCATTAAAGAAAATACTGGAGTGTAAATTAGTAACATTACATCTTGTGTATATTGCCCCATAGCCCAACCTGAAAAAACTAAAGAACGTGCAATTAATTCTACAGGAATACCTAATTTAGCTGCAACTGCTACTCTTTTAAATGCTTCTTTACTAGACATTCGAGAAGCTAAGTCATCATATGCTTCTTCTGGATCTACAATTGCAGGAGGTTTTTCATGTGTTTCTGCCCCCAGTTCACCTGTTAAAGACGCACCAGGAATAGGCCCGTTAAACTCTGGTGTATTTTCTTCCTCTACTACACTTTCTTCACTTTCTTCTTCCATTACAGGATCAGTTTCACCACCTACATCCATATTCCCCTCAAGTGGAGGTGCTTCTTCCATCTCAGGTGTAACGTCTTGTTCCATTTCCATTACCATGTTAATTTCCTTTATAATTTAAAATGATATTCCACGTTGAGTAGCGACTGTTTTAACTGCTCCTGCTGAAGCATCTATATACATTTTTTCCCATGCTCTTGCTTTTGCAATTAATCTTTCTATAGATGTATTAGGTCCAAATGGATCTGTAGAAGCTGGTCTACTAGCTCTAGAAGCCTCAACCCTTCTTATACCTTTTTGATCAGGATCAATAACTCTACTTACATTTCCTTTTGAAAATTTTGTTGGTAATTTTTTAGAACTAGTTTTGTCTCCTGGACCAAACGCAAGGTCTTTAATTTGTGAACCTACAAACGTAGCAAGAGTACTTTCTAAACTACCCCCAACTAAACTTTTTGCTAATAAATGAAACATTATTCTTCTCCTGTTGATTGTGCTGGCGAGGGACTACTAGGTGCAGAAAAACTACTAAATACAAAATCAGTTATATTGCCTAACACTCTACCTTCTAATTGTCCTTGAGCTATATCTGCGGCTAATTCAATGTCTTTATCAAAAGCAAACGAAGATAAAGCTAATTGATTTTGAAAAGCAGTCTCATTTAATGAAGTAACTCTAGAAAAATTAACCTGATCACGATGTTCTTGTAGTAGATTGTTTTGTGCAGTCTGACTTATATTAAATAATGTACGAACATTATATTCATTCTCTGCATTAGCTATAGCAGTATTAGCTGTATTTATATTACGTCTATACACCGCATTAGCCTGATCTATTAAGATAGAGTTTTTTTGATTAAATTGTTCTCTAGTATTTCTTAATGTTGAATTAAATTGAGCAACAGTATTTTGTTGTCCAGCATTAAATTGGCTCATGGCGTTTTGTTGGGCAGCGTTAAACTGAGAAGTACTATTAAATAATGATGCAAAGAATTGGTCATTCTGCTGTTCATTAGCAGCATTAAATTGTCTAGATGCATTTGTAGCAGCCTGATCATTAAATAATGATTGTACTCTATTAGTTGTATTAGTAACTCTAGCCTGTTGTTCATTGTTAAGATTAGCTAAATCTAGTTGCATTGTCATTTGGGCATTAACTACTTCTGCCTGTTGTCTGTTATTTAAATTTAATTCTTGCATACTACGATATGTCTGAGCATCAGCAGCCGCTATAGGTGTAGCAGCTTCCATAGCAGCCTGTAAGATAGCAGCCCCTGCCATACTAGATGCACCCATACCTCTAGAAGCCAGCATACTTTCCGCATTTCTAATAGCTCCAGCAGCCCACGCAGGTATTTTACCATCTTCAAACTGAGCCATTAGTCCTTCTAATTGACCCTGAACAGTAGCTTCTTTTTCTACTGTACCTGCTTGTGCTTGAACAGTATCTGTTAAACCTTGTTGTTTTGCAGCTTCCATAGCTTCAGCTTTAACGTCTTCAAAACTTTTTTCTGCTGTAAAAGAAGTAGGACCAGCTTTAGTTTGTTGGTCAGCAGTTTGAGCAGTACCAGTTTTTGTAGTAATTTGTCCTGTAGTTTCATCTATATTATACTGAGTAGGGTCTAAAAATTCATTGGCTGCTGGTGCTATTCTACTTAATTCTAGTGTAGTACCTTCAGGTAGAGTAGGAGTTTCAGCTAACTGTCCTTGCTTACCCAGTGCAGTTAATTTACCATATTCATCTGTATATCCTGATTTAATTCCTACTGAAGTCTTAAAGTTATCATAATCTTCACCGCCACCTAAAGAACTAAATTCACCTTTAAATCCTATTGACCTACCTGTTTTTCTATTTTTTAAACCTTCTAATGTACCTGTTAATGTTGCTAAATCCTGATTTCTAATATCTTCAATAGAAGGTAAATCACCACCGATTAACTCTTCACGTAACTGACCTGTTTCAGGATTTACGTATTCTTGTTCTAGTAATGCACGAAGATTACGTTCATGTACTTGAGTAGGATCAAGTGCAGGTTGAGGGGCAACTACTCCCCCACCAGGAAGCATTTCGCCAGGTGTAAGATTAGGGGTAGTGGCCCCAGAAAACTTTAACCACTCTTGATTCTGTTGATTAGCATTAAATGCATCTGTTTGAGCTTGTAGATTAGTATTGAATGCATTTGCTTGAGCTTGTTGATTAGCATTAAATACAGGAGGTTCTGCCATATTCTTATTCCATTCCTTATGTTGGTCTTTGATTCATCAATGATGCATTTCTAGACAATAATTGTTGAATCAACGCATCTCTAGGGTCATTAGCCATTGGACCCATTGGACCTACTTGCTGATTAGCAGGTGCGGCGGGTGCGTTTTGAGCAAATTGTGCTACCTGTTGTTGTAATGGAGCAGCGGCCTGTTGAAATTGTTGTGCTTCAGCCTGTCTTTGTTGAGTAAGTAATTCTGAAGCACGATTAGCCTGTTGTCCTACTCCTTGTAGTTGAGATTGCAAAGCAGCCTGATTAGATCTTTGATCACCCATAATATTACCACGTTGACCTGCCGCCTCACGTTGGTATTGTTCAGCCCCTGCTTGAAAGTCTCCAATTTGACTACCTAATTGAGAAGATACACTACCTAACTCTGCTGTCAAATCTCTACCTACGCCAGTTAATTGTGTCCCTAATCCTGTTTGACCAGACATTAATCCAGCTTGATTTGCAGCCAATCCTGCTTGACCAGCAAATAAGGTAGAAGGTTGTTCTATCTCAGGATCAGCAGTTCCTATAGCTGACTGAATATCTGTTTGACCTGCTGTTAATCCTGTTTGACCTGCTGTTAATCCTGCCTGACCAGCAAATAGGTCTGTCTGTCCTTCACCAGCAGTTCCAATACCAGCTTGTATACCAGCTTGGCCTGTAGTTAATCCTGCTTGACCAGCAAATAGGTCTGTTTGACCTGTTCCTGCTGTTCCTATACCAGCTTGTAGTCCTGCTTGACCTGCAAATAAATCTGTCTGACCTGTTCCTGCTGTTCCTATACCAGCTTGAATATCTGCTGTTTGACCCATTAAACTAGGAGCTTGACCAGTTCCAGCAGTTCCTATACTTGTACCAATACCTGTTACTTGTCCTGCTAAAGGATCTACTACATCCCTTATACCTTGTTGACCTGTAGCTAATCCTGCTGTTTGACCCATTAAAGTAGTTTGATCTGCAGCAGTTTGAGCAGTAGTAGGTGTTCCTATACTACCTGCTACACCACTAATATCACTTTGTATAGGAGCAAGATCTACAGGAGCAGGTGGAGGTGGTGCAGTAAAAGAAAATGTTTGACTACCATCAGTAGAAGTACCAGCTTGAGCATTATTTTCTAAAGGACTGGTAACTGCAACTGCTTCCGCTCCTATTCTATTTTCTCTAGTACCAAAATTTATGGCATGATCTACAGCAGCTTTTTGATAAGCTTGAATATACCCTGGAGTATTAAGAGCAAAACCTGTCGCTGCTGCTGTATTTGCTGCATGAAGTTGTACATCTGGATTTTGTGCAAGATACATACCTATTTCGTGATTAGTTGCCATTTTACTTTCCTCCTCTTTCTAATACTTTATCTAATTTATCCTCTAACCTGTATAATGCGTCTGATACCATTTTCATATCTTCACGCAACTCATGTTTAGTAGAGTAGTCTTCTCTAGTACGATTGAGGAGTATATCTATGCGCTTAACCTCTGCCATGAGATTTCTGAACATCCATATTGCAGGTGCAATCACCAGTGTTAGTACTACATTCCAAAATATTACTGGTGATATTGCTTCCATAAATCATTCCTTTACTATTAATTCTGTTGCAGATATGGCAGTACCTGCTACGACACTTGTGCTGTCTGCTGTTAATCCAAGTGTACCGTCTTCCTGCACAAAGTACTGTTGCCCTGCTGTTAAGCTAGACTGATCAGCATTTACTGTACCTATTGTATCTACAGTTACGCTCTGTCCATCTGCATAAGTACCGCCTGATGCTATACCTATATAGTTTTCTGTGGTGAGATTTGACCCATTAACCACACTCACAGTACCTGCACTATTAACCACAACAGGCTTACCATTAGTTATAGCACCAGATGCAAACGCTTTGTATTTACCTTTTTCTGTTGGTGGTACTGTACGCATCTTTACCCTTTCACCAATAACTTAGTAGCAGACAGTGCTGTTCCTGCTGTTACAACATTTGCTGATAATGCGCCTGACAGATCGTTTGCACTTTGTTGTATTATAGCAGTACCATGAGAACTGTTACCTTGATCCTGATACACCATAACCATTCTGTTTGCATTGCTATCAAAAGCTATACCTAAATCCTCAACAGCAGCCGCTTCAAATACTATTTCGCTACCAAAACTTATAGATGTTCCACTGACAGTACCCACTGCATATGTTCCATAATCACTATTAGCATCGTCTTCATACATAATTATGACTTTATTTACATTGCTGTCAAAAGCTACTTGTGGATGAAGAGTAGCACCACTATTAAAAGTTGCTTCTGATCCAAAACTT